CTCCAGGCGTTGTTGAAACTAGGAGCGCATCATGAGCGGAATCCCGACGGACGGCCCAAGCTTCCTTTTGCAGGATGTCGATAGCAGGTTCAGAGTCATCCTCTATCTCGATAAGAGACATTGGAAGACTGTGCCTGCTCCCGATCGACTGCAATCGTTAGCTTTTGCTGTTTCGTCGCTAGTGATTTCGTCTGTGAAGGTTCCGATGTTTCTGGACGCCTTAGACCAGCCTACCAGTGACTAGGCGTGTTCGCGTGGTGATAGAGGAGTGGGTGCCGAAGGGGATCGACCGCACGGAGTACGGGGCCCGGGACCCTAGCCTGGTTAGTGAAAACTACCTCGGCTATGAGACCGACCTTGATTATTCCTTGCTGGACGATCGCTATTCTTGGCTTAACTCACTTCTCGACATCATCAACGACATGCTCTTGAACTGGGGTGACTAGTCTTGGAGAGGGGATCAGCCCCGTGTCGTGAGACACGGTTAGAGGAGAGACGTATATGACGTCTGGAGTAAGCGAAACGGACCACCGTGTCGGTGTTACCGGCACGATGGGTGCTACCCAGGTTGGGTATTACTACCGTAAGACCTGGAATGGCACGGATAAATCCGTCAAGCGTCCTCGTTCTAGGATCCAATACTCGCTTCCGCGAGATCCGGTTTCCAATCGGATTGTGTGGAGGTGGGCTAAAGTTCCGAATGTGCCACCCAAACGGGCATCGAATGAGGATCATCCATATCACTGTGATATTTATCGGTTTGAGGAACCGAGCCTTGCGGCATATCACTTTGACAATCATCTGCCGCCGCCATTTCACGTGACTGACTCCGGAACGGGGTCGTTCAAGTATAATATGACGGGCGGAATACGTACCTCGTCGCTTTGGACTCCGAATGACGATATTCAGCTCATAAATAAGCTGAAAACCGCTATTCTGGGGTCTGATTTCGACTTGGGGATATTCCTCGGCGAGGGCCGTGAGGCCCTGAAGATGATTGCTACTGCAGCTACTAAGATCTCGAAGGCTATGCTCCAGGCCAAAAAAGGAAACTTTTTTGGTGCTGCGCAAACGCTCATCGGGGCGAGCAATCCTCGTATTCCTCTGAGGAAAGTTCCCGCAAGGAACTGGCTCGAGCTGCAATATGGATGGCTCCCTTTACTGCAGGACGCCCACGGGGCGGCGACCATGTTAGGTCACCACCTCAGTACGCCCTTGCAAGTGAAGGTGAGGGTCCGCCGACGTGTGAGTGAGTATCCAGTACTGACGCAGAGTAGTACTGCCCGCTATCAAGCGGGCTGGCGCTACTCCTTCGGTCAGATACTCTACAAAGTCAAGGAAGTTGATGTTCCCCAGCTGATAGGTCTAACAAACCCGTCGACTATTTTATGGGAGATAACTCCTTGGTCCTTTGTCGCCGATTGGTTCCTTCCGATCGGTAGTTGGCTGGCTGCCAGAGGTGTCAGTCAGGCATTGACTGGCACGTTCGTCATCACCAAGGGCACGGATGTAATGGGCGCGGGCCCAGTGTCAGCGCATCCCGATTATGAGTATACCGCCGACTCGCGAGAGCGGTGGTTGATCTTTGACCGGAATGTTACTAACAACTTGGGTTCCTACGTTCCACTTCCGTCAATAAAGCCTCTTGAGAAGGCTGCCTCTTGGAAGCACTGCGTTAATGCAGTCGCTCTCCTCGCTTCCCAGGATTTTAGGCGTAAGATAGCCTAGACCTGGTACCCCCTGCAAAGGGTCCGCCCATCTCGGGCAAACACTCCTCGTGTAAGAGGCGGGTACCGTACCAGGTAACCGAAAAGTTTGGAGAATGTCGATGTCCAGCATCGCTGACCTGGTCGCCTATGACGGCGCCAGCACCCCCGTTTCCCATACGCTTAAAGGCGTCCGTGTATACCAAGAGAATGGTGTCACGAAGGCCGAATGGCGTGAGGGACTCGCGGGGGTCCCTCTGATCGCGCAGGTTCGCTGTTCCATGACGCTTCAGCGTCTGAAGAATGGCATCTACCGTTGCGAGGTCAGGTCGGAAGTTCCAGTAATGGAGACCGTCTCGAACCAGAACGCGGCAGGTTATACTGCTGCGCCCAAGGTTGCCTACATCAACACGCTTGTGACGACTTCGTTCTTCCACGAACGGGCCGATCAAACGGGTCGTAGGCTAGCGCGCCAACTGCACGTCAACATCGCGAACGGTGTTGTCGGTACAGTCACTCCGACCACGTCGGGGCCGGCGCCGGAACTCATCGATCAACTGCTGATGCCGACCTAGCCTCGCGGCGAAGTTAGCTCTGCAGTCGATACCACCTACAAACTTTTTAAGGAGTTTGTATGCGCTTAGCGCGTTGGGATGATGAGTTCTCCTCGGAGAAAACGAATGAGATTCTCCAGGAACTTGCTCTGTCGCATCTCTCTCTCCTCGGAGAGGGAGGGGGCCCGCAGGCTTCAGAGATTAGAGATCTACTCGAGTCTCGTGACCTTAAGGCTCTTTGCGACTATGAACTGGACTACAGCGAGCTTACGACTCACGCGGCCATCCACCTTCGCCAGGTACTTGCCTTTTTCCAAAAGAGGCAGGATCTTGACTTGGGAATTGACCGTGGAGCTGTCGCTCTAGAAAAGTTCAAGGCTTCCGAAGAGTTATGTCTTCAGACGAATCGCCTCTTTAAAGGTCTGGCATCGGGGAGGGTATCCCTCTTTCCCGACGTTAGCGCGGTCTTTCACCGCGCTATGCGGAAAATTGCCCAGATCCTAGGAGAGGTACCTAGTCTGTCGGACTTACACGTTCGGTTTGGAAGCGGAGCTACGACGCAAGTCCCAAAAAGAATTGCGTCGGCTCGGCGGAAGCTGAGCCAGACGTTCGCCTGTAGTGAAGAGTTCCTTTCCGTTTCGCAAGAAGCGATTGAGGAATTGCAGGGCTGGATCCCCTTCCCAGAGGATTCAGATTCCGTTTCGGTGTCCTTGGAAGTACATTCCGGGGTGCTGAACTTCGTCCCCAAGACCGCTAAAACGGATCGGGCGATCGTCGTTGAGCCCATGCTGAACACCATGTTTCAGCTAGGGATCGGCGACTATATTGCCCGCCGCCTGCGGCCTTATGGTGTGGACATCAGGGATCAGACGAAGAATCAAAACTTCGCTTGCCTGGGGTCCTTAACGGGGGCTTTAGCAACCCTCGACCTGAGTAGTGCTTCGGATACGATCGCTACGGAGCTGGTTTACCACCTGCTCCCGATCGATTGGGTTATCTTCCTGAGTCGTTTCCGCACGGGAACGATTCTCACAAAAGAAGGACCTATCCGACTCCAGAAGTTCTCGAGTATGGGGAACGGTTATACGTTTCCTCTCGAGACCCTTATCTTCTACGCGCTTTCCCAAGCGTGTGTGAAGGAGGGAGACGACCATCTGGTAGCGGTTTACGGTGATGACATCATCGTACCTACCTATGCGGTTGAGTTGCTCGTGAGAGCCCTCCGTACCGCCGGATTCGTTCTGAATCCGCAGAAGTCGTTCTCTTCTGGACCTTTCCGCGAAAGTTGCGGGAAGGACTATCTCCGGGGAATTGATATCCGGCCTTCCTACGTGAAGGCACCGCTATCTGGTATCAGTATTTTCGTGTTGCACAACTTTTATGTGCGACACGGCCTTCCTGACCAGGCCAGCTACCTCCTTCGATTCCTAAGTCCCCAACTTTTGCTTTGGGGGCCGGACGGATATGGTGACGGTCACCTCATCGGTGAATGGTCACCCCGACCGAAGAATCGTGACAAGGGCTGGAGCGGCTATACCTTCGACACCTTTACACTCAAAAGCCGGAAAGACTGGCAAGTCCTTCCGGGAGACAGGGTGTTACCTTCCTATAGCGTATATGTTTCTCCGTCACTCGAAGGGTTGCCCGGTCTCCCGGGCACCCAAAGAAGCGAGAGGATCAACGCATTGTTCGGTCGCCGAGCTGCGTTTCACAACGTGGCAAAGGCTAAACCTGACTATAGGAAGGGTGTACTTGGGGTCTCCACCTCGGGTACACAAGGGTATAAGCGGATCTCAATCTACGTCTTAGTCGCTTAATTGCGACAAAACCTCGACTGAGGTGGGAGCCATTGGCTTTAATTTG